CCTTTAATAGGCTGTTGTTTCCGTCGTCTCCTGTTACTTCCGCAACCGCCCTTGTTTGTGCTACATATGTCTCGACTGTTCCGCCGGATGTTCCGGCAATTCGTTCCGCGTGTTTTTGTATGGTTGCGCGCATCTCTTCCGACCGCAATAATGCTGTGATTCCTTTTCTATTTAAGACAATTTTCGCTTTCTTACCCATATCGCTCTACCATCCACTTTTGATTCCATTCCAGCGGTATATTTTGTTCGATTCCCTGCTGCGGAAATCCTATTACTTTCCAGATTTCTCCAAAAAATTCTACTTTATTATCTTTCCATGTGTGCTTATCTCCTTTAGGTATTGCGATCGTGTAAACTGCCTTTTTCCCCGTTAAGTTCAGCGCATCCAAAACCTCTTGTGTATTCGTGGAGGCTACAAGTACATTTTCAACTTTTGTCGGCGTTTCCTTGTAGATCAGTTTTCCAAATGGATCTTCATTTATTTTTTCCTTTTCATAAAGTGTCACTGTGATCCCTTTTATCATCGCCATACAGATCAATCACCCCTATTCTTTGTCGTTTCAGTCCGAGCCTTGCCAACTCGCTTTTTTTAATAAATAATCCGCCTCCCGGTACTAGGTATGTCCCAGAAACAGAATAACCCAGTGCCGATTCTGACCGTTGCGTCATCGGCTCTGCGTCTGTTGACGTCATAAGCGTGCGCGCTATCACATCTACAACTACAGACTTTGCAACATTTTCTAAATATGATTTTTCTTCTATCATACGATCAAGGTTTTTCCCCACCTTATCGGCTTCCATTCTCAAGCTATCCTCTACTATTGGCAGTAAGTTTTTTGCGCGCTCTTTTTCGTCTTCTGTCAGCGATCTCCACAGTTTTTCAACATCTTCGATCTTGGCAAAATTATTCATCTTTTTTCACCGTCTTTCTCTTTTTAGTGGTGGATCTGGGCGGCTTTTCTGCCTCCCAGTCTCCACCCTTCAGTTCGCACTGTGTTTCGATCACATTCCCTGTTCGTTTGTTTCTGTATATCAAGCTTCGTCTACCACCCTTGCGAAATATTCCGGCACAAGAATTCCCCATCCGAGATAGACTTCTGCGCGGATGTAAACCTGGTTGTAACCTTTTAAATCTTTTCCCGTGTTGTCCGGATCGCCATATTTGATGATCTCCAAAGGAATTTCTTTCGAGAACCCCCACTTGAAAGCGTTGGAAAAATCGCCCACGATTGCGTGATCTTTCACAGTGTCGTTGTATACAGTCTTGTTTACACTTGTTTTCATTCCTCCGAGAGATTCCGGCGATGCTCCAAACCTAAATTCTGGGTACTGTCTGACTCCGTTTTCCTTTACCGTTGCCATGTCTGCCCCGAATGCATTTGACAGCGCTATCCCTGTAACGTCTCCGTCCGATCCCTGCACCATTGCAATCGCCGCATCCAGATTTGTATCCGGCGTTCCTTTTGTATATTTGACTTTTTGTGTTACTTTACTGTCAAAGTGATTCGTGCCTACAACTGTTGATGCTCCGCCTGTCCGTGGGTTAATGCCGTGAAACGCTGCCAGATCAAAACCTTTCGCTACTTTTGCCGCAAAACCATTGTTAAACGCTGTTAAAATATCAAGCTGTTCTTCTTCTGTCGCGTACAAAAATTCGTCTGAAACTCTCGCTCCGTACTCAAATTTGATTGGCACGATTTTTACCGGATCTACAGTAATGCCGCCCTCTGACTTTTTCCCGTTTTCTGCTACAATATCGATCTCATTGTCCATTGAAAAAATAAATTCTTTCAGTCCGTTGAATGGGATCGGCGTCTGTCCCGACAAAACCGCTAAAGATGATTTTCCCTTCACTTTGTTCATTAGATCTTTTACAAGTACCGCGTCAAATAAATTTTCTCTTCCTGTTGCCATGTTCTTATTCTCCTTTCAAATTGTTTAACATTTTTTTCGTTGCTTCTCTGATCGAGTCGTCTTTATTGTCTGTGTCTCGTGTAAAGTTCGGGTATGTGGTTTTTCCCTTCAAAAATTTAGAAAAAGCTTCCGCGTCTTTCTTCATTTCGTCTTCTGTTCCCCCTGACAACTTCCCTGCAAGTTCGTAGGGAATTCCGTTTTCCATTGCCACTTTTACCCTTTTCGATTCTTTTTCGTACTTTGCGATCGTGGCGTCTTTGTTCGCCGCATCTTCCGGGGATAAATACCCTTTGTACTTCTCTTCTGCTTCTTTCGGTGATAAGTACTCTTTGTACTTCTCTTCCACAGCTTCTGGTGATAAGTATCCGCTAAATTCCCTTCTTACCGTTTCTCTTTCCTGTTCCAGCCGATCTTTCACAGCCTCCTCGAACTGTTCTCGCGTTTCAATAGCTTCAAAATCACTCATTTTTTGTTCTCCTTTCCCCGCTTAACCCGGTGGTTTTGGTATTTTTGTATATTAAAAAAGTGCTGTTTCCAGCGTCTTTTTAATATCTTGCTATCTGTTTTTTTCGTTCCTTTGTTTCTGTGCATTTCCAGTATGCAAGGATCACACTGTCAAGCAGCGCGATTTCAACCCCTTCTTTTAATGATCTGTATCCGAATCCTCCGTTTGATCCTATCGCCCTTTTTTCGCTGTTGCTTACAGACTGTGTTAACGATGCTTGGTTAGAATGACAGATATTTCCTTTAAACAGTCCTTGTTCAAAAGTCGCGTTTGCTCCTATAATTTCTTTTACAGTTGGCAGGGTTGGTGCTTTCATTTTTGCATCTTTCATGTCTTTTTCGAGTATATGCTGCCCGTTCGCTCCGTCTGCAACTACCGTTTTGGGTTTCATTTCCGCAATGTATGATAGTATCCAGTCGTTCCCTTCGCGGATTGTTCTGCAGTCGAGTGCCTCAACGAAAATTTTTCCTTCATTCGTTTTTGATGCTACCGACATCGCAACATGCTGTCCGTCATGTCCATATTTAACCCCAACAAAAAGTTCTCCTTTTAATTTTGGTTTTGATGCGATCGCCAGTGATTCCCACTCTGTTTTACTAATCGCCGATTTTTGATTATATTTTAACCACAGTCCCAGTCTTTGGATGTTAAAATCTATATCATCCGTTGTAATTTCTGCCCGGATCTTCCTTTCTGTCAGTATTGTTCCTAACGACGGGTTTGTTTCGTACCACGCCTCAACATCGTTCGCGGATGTCAAGTTTTCAACCGACCATTCCGCCCATCCAGAGTCAAATCCCCGGCCGGCAAGTACTGTCTCCCTATATTTTGTAAAAACTGTTCCGGCCGATACCGCCGTCGGCGGCGTTCCAAGCATGATTGTTTGTGGGTTCTCGCTGTCTGATACAATATATTTCAGTGACGTCTCCTGTGCTTCCGTGTATTCTTGTGCCTCATCTATAATTAACACGTCGTACCCTTCGCCAAGTCCGCCCGATGATGTTCTTGTTCGGAATTCCACCACACCTCCATCACTTGTGTATAAGTGTTCTTTTCCGAACGCCTTAAATGATGATGATATCTTGATTCCTGCTTTTTCGCACATTCGATCCAGCCGCTCCCACACTGCGTGTGATGTTGTTGCTCTGTGTGCCGTGTATAGAATTCTTTCGCCGTTTTTCAGTCCCCATAGGCAGCGCGCCAACACATTTTCCGACTTTCCGTTTCGTCTCGGCACTGAATAGCCATATTTCTGATGCATCCATAAACCATCATCGTTTACGGCCATAATGTCGCATTGTAGCAACTGCTGCCATTCAAGCAGCTCGTTCCCCGTCTTCGCGTACAGTTCCCCGTCTTCGCGTACAGTTCCGCAGCTTCTTGTCCTCGTGTTTTTGAGTAAGGAATCGTTACGGATTGAGTAGGCGTCTGACGTCCCAGTCTCGTTTCCGTCATAACTTTCCTCCTGTCTTTTAACTATATCTTTCATGGGCAATATCACCCCATTGCCTGAAGGGATATTTTTTAAATTGCATTAAAAAACGCGCTTTTCGCGCGCTTAAGTAAATGGAGTTATTTCTTTTATGTCTTTCAAAAATTCTTTCGCTTTCTCTATCAAGGAGTTGTTGCACACATACGCAATCCCTTCCGGTGTGATCTCTGCCGTTTTTAAATCATAAATCAATTCTTTGCCCCACACTTTTTCTGTTTCGCATGTTATATATCTGTCTTCAATTAAATTTCTCATGATATAATCCCAGTATTTCCGGTTGATCTGCAGTAGTTGATTGTCGTGAGTAATCATGTTTGGATTTACATCTTCCCCCGATTTCAATTTTACATACAAGTACGATAGTATCTTGTATACAATTACAAAATAATCGTCTTTTGCCATTTCGCCTCACCCTTCGATCTCTTCTATCATTTTTTCAAACATTTCTTTTTCATTCATTTCTTCCATGTAGAACAGCTTTCCATCCTCAAACATGTTTTTTTCCACTTCTGTTTTTGAGAATGCGTGTTCTAATACGATCGCGTTTGCCCAACTCAGCCCCGATACAATAAAAAACTCGTCCTCTCTTACAGCAAAGCACTTTTTCCCTCGCACTTCTGTTTCTTTCTTGTATCTTCTTTCAAATTCTTTTTCTAACGCCTTGCATCTTTCGTCAATCTTCTTTTTCTTTTCCGTTGATATCATATCTTTTCACACCTCCTTCTCCTGTAGAAATTTTATAGTATTCACCTCCGTGATGACTTCTTTCTCCTGGGTGATACATTAATAATCCATCTCCCCCGAAGTTTACCCTGTATCCTCCGCCCTCTTCAAATGGAATATCTCTGTAATTTTCCCCTTTTAAAGGTTTTATCTCATATCCCGATTCTTTCAGTGCGTAGTATAAACCTCTCGGTGTATACGCGCTTAACATTTTGGGGTGTCCTGATATTCTTGAAGCAAGATCGAGTCCGTTTTCCTCTTTGATCCTTTTTTCTTTTTCCTTTGGCGTTTCTTTTATCTTATCACTTTTTTGCTTGTTAGACCACTCTTTCGTATTCTCTATTCTTCTGTTTACATCTTTCTTGTCTGTCGTTTTCTTTGTGTGTACATTTGTTACTTTTCCGTCTCCAGCGTCATACTCTACGGTACACCTACAATGCTTGTGCCGCCTGAACACATCGTTTCCGGTGTCCGATACAGCTTCGTAATCATATACCCCTGTAAGCCTGTTGCACCATTCGCAGCATTTTCCTGTTGATGTTCTTCTGATTTTCGGTCTTAACCCTGCTTTTAAGTGAAAATCTGCATTTTCTTTTACCGCTGCATCTATTACAGATTGCGTAAAGTTTACGACCGCTTCTCCTAGTATGTACGCGACATCCTCGTATTTTCCTCCTGATACGATGTTAATAATTCCTCGAACCCTATCTTCGTTCATTTCCGGTTTTATGGCTTTGATTCCGATTCCTGCTTTTTCGTTTAATATCTTTTGAACTTCTACTGCTGCCTCTGCTGTAATATCATAATTATGTTCCAGTCGTTCCCTTATTACCCTGTCAGCGATATTGTAATACATTTTGCCATCCGGTAATATTTCTTTTGATAAATTGCTTTGAAACGCATCCGCTAGTAGTTCCCCTGTTTCGATCGCAAAATCATTCGCATCTTTATATGTCGCTGTTTTTTTCTTAACCTTTTCTCGAAACGCTTTGATCGTCTCGCTTTTTTTTAATTTCTTTTCAAAATCTTTTTTTATTTTTTCCAGTAATTCCGGTGCGATATCTTTCATTTATCCCCTTGTATGATAATTAGGAAGTTAATTATCACACGTTTCCTTTCTTTTAATATCGTGGTTCAATACAATTCAGATAC